CTCCATGAAATACGAAATTATGAAGACCAATAAGGTCGAGCCGGATTACGAGAACATTATCATTGGACTCGACATTGCTGACGAAGGTCCGGACTCCACGGTTGCTACGGTCATGGCCGGTCACCGTCTGATGTTCATCGATCGCGTTATGGGCAATGACACGATGCAAGTGGTCCGGTTCGCGGAAGAGACGTGGGAGAAAGTGCTTCGGCTGACCGACAATCAGCACAAGCCCGTCAGCATCAATGCTGACAAGATCGGTGTCGGTAAAGGTGTCGTTGACCGTCTGGCTCAGAAAGATTATCCGGTCATCGGTATCAATGTCGGGGTCGCGGCCATCAACGATGACGAGTTTGCCAACCGGCGTATCGAGATGGGGTGGGCCATTCGGCACTTGGCTGAAGCACTGGATCTCTCCATGAAGCCGATCTTTCACACCGATCCCCTGCTTCTTGAAATGCTGGAAGAAGATCTCACGATCCGGTACAAGCCCCTTCCCTCTCAGCGGATCGTGATGGAAGATAAGAAGGAGTTCCGGAAACGGTATCGCCGGTCTTGCGACTTCTGGGACTCCATGATGCTCGCCGTTGGGGACATTGGAATGGTTCCGACTGTGACCGGAATCGATTACATTATGAAGCAGGAGGAGAAGAATCTGACTGATCAGCTCAATGCCGTGGACGGTGAGAAAGCGGAGGAGCAACTGGTCATTCTCAGCAAGCTTTTTGGGCGTGGGATTATCAACGAAGATGACTTTGTTAATGAGAGGTTACTGTGATAGTATACCCACTGAGTAAGGGGAGATGACATGGCGAGCGCTGGCGATGTACTAGACGGAATTGAGCAAGCTTTTCCGAATACTGTTCGGGAACGGCAGGACCAGTATTCTCTACGCGATGCGTACAAGACCGTTTCATGGATTTATGCCTGTGTGAACCTAATCGCTGACTGCATTTCCGGAGTCGAGTTCTACTTCTACAAAGGCGACGGCGAGCTAAAGAGAGACCGGGATGTCATCGATCTAAATGTCGGAGTCAACGCCAAAGGCAAGATCAGCAACGAGCCAATCATTCAGTCATTCGCTCCCCCGCGACTAGGCGAGATCCACACCGTCCAAGAAATGATCAAGACGCAATTCCTATTCAAAGGGCTATTCGGAGAGTCGTTTCTAATACCGTCCGCGTGGAAATACAGAGTGCCGATCGAATGGGAAATAGTTAATCCCCTGAAGTTGAAAGACAAGAAAGATCAGAAGACAAATCGACTACACCACTGGGAGCGCCAGCAAGAAGGCCAGCGTCCGAAAGAAGACATCGCAGTTGATAAGCTAGTCCAGTGGAAGTATGCAAATCCGTACAATCCGATCCGTGGCATGGCTCCCCTTACAGCCGCACGGCTACCGATTGAGCAGGACTTCAACATGGCAACGTGGAATGCCGGATTCTTCCAAGCCGGTGTCCGCAATCCGATGGCTCTCCTTCTCAAGAACACCTTCAACGAGAACCAGCGGAAAGAATACGTGTCGCGTATGCGGAAGAACTTTGCCGGTTTCGTCAAAGGGCAACTACCGTTGCTCGTTGAGGGCGGAGTGGATGTCAAAGTTCTCGCTAATACTATAAAAGACCTTGACTTTGTTGAGGGTAAAAGTCTGACAAGGGAAGAGCTATGCGCAATCTACAACATGCCTCCAGCGCAAGTCGGTATCTTCCGTTACGCGAACTATGCAAACTCCCGTGAACAGCGGTCTATCCTCTATCTCAATAATCTCAAACCCAAGATGACGTACTACCGGGATGTATTCCAGAGCAGTATTCTCAACCGGTGGTTCCCCGGTATCAAGTGCGACTTTTACTGGGAGTCCGTGGATGCTTTCCGGCTCGATCCTCTGGAAGAATCACGAGCCTTTGTGCAACTCACCATCGCGGCCGAGAAGCTATTCAACATGGGCTACGACGAAGAGCAGGTTGCACTGATTCTCAAGAAGCCGGAATTTAACCAATCACGAGATGTGGAGGAGGAACCGACGGAAGTAGATGAGGAAGATGACAACACCGTGGAGATGCCAGCCGCCGCTGGTGCTCCCAAGCTTGCAAGGGCGAAAAAACATACGAACGTCAGAGTGGGCAAAGAGTATCTTCGGAAGTATGCTCAAGCTGTCCGCAAAGACATCCTTGCTCCCTACACTGGACGGCTGGACGGCTTCCTGAGATCGTATTCAGATACGCTGTCCACGAAGGTCGCCGAGACCGGCATGATGGAAGCGCCGTTCTGGACGGCACAGTGGGAACAGGGAGCTGGCCCCATTCTCTCAGAAGCGTTCCAGTGCGGCTTTGAAGCTGTCTTCACCGAGATCCGGAAACCTCTCCCCGATTCCATCCCTGACTCCCCAGAGTTCGAAACTCAGATGGCGAAGATCCAGCGTGTCCCCGCAATCGTCTCCGCTTCTGTTTCAAATGGTCTGAAAGGTACGCCGAAGAAGGCGGCCGGTCTGATCAAACAGATACCGAAGAAGATCTGTGCCGCACGAATGGTTCACAAGTTTTATAACATAGGGCGATTCCACGCATACATTATGTCCCAGACGGAAGAGCATACTTGGTGTTGGGCCGGTGACTCCATGCACCGCGACCTGCACGGAAAGACAGTGGCTTTCGGAAAGAACTTCCCCGGAACGAAGACGAAGCTCCCCGGAGAAGAGAAGTCTGATAGCGTATGTACGTGTCTGACCTTCCCTGCCCGGTTTGCTCGCACTGAGAAGGTGGTCATAACGAAAGCTGTTTGAGAAAGCGCTTTCCAAAAGAAGGAGGTATGGAAATGAGCAGAAAAGTATATCGGAGCATGGAGATCAAAGGGGCCACCGGTAAGAAGTCCGACGACGGCCGCGAGATCTACCGTGCCGTCGCAACCAGTGATTCCCTTGATCGCTACGGGGATGTCGTTCTTCCGAAAGGGGCGGATCTTTCGAACTTCATGAAGAATCCTGTCCTACTCGGCATCCATGATTATAACGAAGTCACGATCGGTCATGTCCTCACTGCCGAAGTCATGGATGAAGAAGGTGTGATCGAGATGGAGTTCGTGTTCGCCAAGGATGCCATCGGCGAGAAGTTCGAAAGCCGCTACGAGTCTGGCGACATGAGAGCCTTCTCCATTGGCTTCCGCCCCAAGAGTGCCGGAGTCGTCAATCTCTGGTTCTGGTGGGATGATGAGCCGGACATGAAGTCCATCGAAGTTGAGATGCCGGACGGCTCCGAACAGAAGGTGTCCTTCAAAGGCATGGAGCATGTGCCTTACCGGATCTTCAAGGATTGGGAGATGCTGGAACTGAGTGCCGTTCCGGTCCCTGCCAATCCGGATGCTCTCATGAAGGAAGCGGCCGAAGGGATGATTCGCAAAGCGATGGAGCATTCCCCGGCCATGAAGAGCTTCGCGCAGTCCAGAGTGCGGGAGATGTTCGAACCGCTTCTCAAGGCTCTCGCGGATCTTGATGAGCTTCCCGAAGAAGTCACCATCGACGGGCATGTGGACAAGCATCACTGTGCCACTGTGGTCGATGAAAAGGACTTCGATGCAGTGGAAGCACAGGTTAATCTCGTCGCCAATGCCAGCGCGGACAAGACCGGCGAGAAAGAAACGATCAACTGGGCGAAGTACTCGATGGGGTTTGCGCATTTCGATGCCAGCGCTCCTGACAACTTCGCTTCATACAAGTTTCTGCACCACGGCGTAGTTACGGGTGAAGACGGCCAATCCGAACTCGTGCTCTCGTGGCGTGGATTGAAGGCGGCAATGACCGCGCTTCTCGGCTCAGTCGATGGCGAGAACGTCAGCGACGATGTCAAGGCCGCGTACGACCACCTCGCTTCTCACTTCATCGACCTCGGCAAAGAGGTTCCCGAACTTCGGGAGTATGAAGATGAAGAGTTGAGTGTGATCGACGACGCGCCACTCACCGAACAGAAAGCTACCTCGGCGACCCAGCCCGCCGTCGAGAAAGCTGGAGACGGTGAAGGCACCGCTGGCGACGGGACCGCCGACGGCGAGGAGAAGGACGTTGATCTGACAGCACTCGTGGGGATGTTCAACGATCTCAAAAAGACGATCGATGAGCGCCTGAACCATATCGAGAAGCTGGCGGTCGCGTTCAACATCAAAGCGTCCACCATCTCCGATACGCTTTCGCGTTCGAAGGTCGCCCGTAAAAAGGCGGCGGTGGACAGCAACGGAGATGGAGATGCTGATCTTGAGATCTCCGCAGATCTGATGGAAGATCTTGAGAGGGTAGCCGAGTAGTAGCGCTACCTCCGGCAACGACAACAACCACACTGTCAAGGAGGAAAAGGAAATGGCAGACACCAAGAAATTCGAAGAGCTTCTTCAGAAGACTCTTCAAAAGGTCGAGGAGCGTGATGTTGCCATCACGGAACTCGAAAAGGAGATCGCGTTCCTGAAGGGACGGATCGAGGAGATGCCTCGGCCCGAAGCCAAGCATGTCTACAAGATGCGCGGCATCGAGGTTCCGTGGGAATCCAAGGACTCGGCGAAAGGCTTCATGAAGTTCGCCAACGCTCTCGCCAAGAACGACCATGTCGAACTCAAGGCGATGGCGGAAGGGTCCGCCGAAGATGGCGGCCATCTCGTCCCCGACGAGTATCAGGCCACCCTGCTCCGCATCATCGAGCAGTTCGGTGTCATCCGGAACGAGGCACAGGTCATTCCCATGCCCCGTCTCACGATGGAGTGGCCGGTATACACCGGTGCGTGGACCGACGGCGTAGCCCCGGCGAACGTGGCGAGTCCGGTCTACTGGATCGATGAGAACACCGACATCCCCCAGACCTGGCCCCAGTTCAGCAACGTCACCATGACGGCCAAGAAGCTTGCGGCCCTCATCCCGACTTCCGGCGAACTGCTTCAGGACAGCGCGATTCCGATCGCCTCCCTGATCGCTGTTCTCGTCGGCGAGTTCATGGCGAAGGAAGAGGACCGTGTCGGCTTCGTCGGTGACACCTCCGGAACCGATCCTTACGATGGTTGCCTCACGGCGGCCGGGAACGAAGTGGTCATGCCCGCTGGAGCAGTTGACTTCACCGACATGACCGCCGAGGATCTTCTGGACATGCAAGCCGCCACGCCTCGCGGCGTGATGGACGGTGCAAGGTACTACATGCACCGCTCGGTCTTCCATGTCATCCGGAAGCTGAAGTCCACGGACGGCATCCCCGTCTACAATCCCCCGGCTTCGGACGCTCCGGCGACCATCTGGGGCTACCCCTACACCCTCGTCGAGTCCATGCCCGCACTGGTGGACACTGCCGTTGACACTCGTTTCGTGCTCTTCGGCAACCTGAAGAACTTCTTCATGGGCGACAGGATGGCTCTGAGTGCCGCTTCCACCGACATCGTCGGCTTCGCGGCTTACCAGACCCACTTCCGGTTCATCGAGCGGATCGCTTTCAGGCTCGCTCTGCCGAACTCGCTCACTGCAATGAAGACCGCCGCGTCCTAAGTAGCGTCGGTCAAGATGTAACGTGTGGTGGGGGTGTAAAAGCCCCCACCGCTTTTAACGGGCGGAGGAAAGGTAATGAGTGACAACGTGAAGATGATGGTTGCTCGGTTCAACATCTTTGATGCAGAACTGGGCATTTCTGTAAACCGTGGGCAGTTTGTCGAAGCCCCGGCCGACTTCTTTGTGAAGTACGGCAAGTCGTATATGCCTCCGGGTCCGAGAGTTGTCTTCGATCCGAAGAAGCATATCAAGATCACGATCGATGTTGAGAAGTGGAAGAAGATCCAAGAGTTCTTTGCCAAGAAGCAACCGGATGGCAAGAAGACTCCTCTTCTCGCCAAGTCGATCTCCGATATCGAAACGCCGCAAGCGGAGACCACCACCGCACCGCAGAAGCGTCCCGGCATGTCCGGTACGAAAGACGGAGCGGTCCCCGGTGCCAAAGAGGGGGAGACTGCTGATGGGGAAGAAGTAGATACTTCCACGGATGCAGAACCGGAGAAGAAAGAAGAGACACCGCCCCCGGCTCCAGCAAAGCCCCCGGCCGGTGTGAGTCCGAAGAACCGGAAGAAGCCGGGACCGAAGAAGAAAGCACCGGCGAAGAAGAAACCGAAGAAGGGGTAAATCATGGCCGCACTGCCACAGGACTTTTTGACAAAGCTGGTCGCGGAAGTGGCTGAGCTGAAGGGTATCGTTGACTCGCAGAAGAACGTCAAAGAGACGGACCCGACTGTCAAGGCTTGTGCCGGGATCGCGTACACGCAGATCATGAAGCACACGAAAGTCCCGTGGCACAAGGGCGAGCGCATCGTCTACTTTGACGACTACTACCAACCTCTTCTGCTTCCGACCAATCCAGTGCATCTGCCGCCAGAGCCTCAGACCGACCCCGCAACAAATGTCATCACGATCACCATCGATGGCGAAGCAGTTGCCGAAGCGGATTGGGCGATCAAGCGCGGACGGCTCGTTCTCTACGAAGACGAGAAAGAAGATCCTTCTGACGTTCGCTACAGCTTTATCGAACTGACGGCAACGACAGGGCTGGAGAAGTGCGAGGATCAC